AACACTACAAGAAAGTTCAGACATGGAACAAGAATTTAGTTTTACTGCTGATATGGCTGAAGGATTTGGTTATCAAAGAGGAAGTACACCGATACCACAAGGTTATTCACAATCGGAAATTCCAACAGAAGTAATGTCTGCATTAACAAAAGACTATTCTGCTCTTATGAAAAAAATTGATGAAAAGAAAGGGAGATAACTTTGGCAGCAACATTTAGAAGAAAAAGAACTGTATTATTAAATGAAGGTGATGCAAATATAAAAAATGCAAAACCTATTGGTGTAACTATACCATTTAATAATCCATCTGGAATATTTTTTCAAAGTTATACAAATAGAATACAAGTGTTTTCAAATTTAAAAAATTTGTTAATGACTGCAAAAGGTGAACGATATATGCTTCCTGATTTTGGAACAGAATTAAAATTTATTCTGTTTGAAAATATAACAACTGAGGAAGATTTTTTGGATAGAATAGACGGTACAATACGGGATGCAATAAGTACATGGATGCCTTATATTTTAATAGAAAACTTAGAGGTTAAATTAAATCTAAGTGAGGATGGTAGGGTAGACGAACCTGACCATGCTATAGGAATATCATTATCTGTAAAAATATCTGGTACAAACATATATTTGCCAATACAGATATTTATATCTACTACCGGAAATTTACAAATAGAAGAGGCGTTGTATAATGGCTGATTTAATAAAAAAGGATATTCGTTACTTATCAAGAGATTTTGCATCATTAAAGCAAAATCTTATTGATTTTACAAAAAATTATTTTCCAAATACATATCAAGACTTTAATGAAACATCTCCTGGTATGATGTTTTTAGAGATGGCAGCATATGTTGGCGATGTTCTTTCTTATTATACGGATGTTACATTACAAGAGTCTTTGATATTACATTCTTCTGAAAAAACAAACATATTAAATCTTGCACAATCACTTGGATATAAACCAAAAAATAAGATTGCATCTAATGTAAAATTGGATATTTTTCAAATAGTTCCTGCAAAAACGGTTGATGGTCAAATAGTTCCGGATTATTCTTATGCATTTTCAATAGAACCTGGAATGGTTGTTGGTGCAAATAATGGAAATGCAGTTGAATTTAGAACAACAGACTATGTTGATTTTAAGTTTAGTAGTTTAATAGATCCAACAGAAGTAACACCTTTTGAAGTTGATGTTAATGGTGAAGTTTTATTTTGGTTATTGAAAAAATCAGTAAATGCAGTTTCTGGTGTTATTAAAACTGTTGATTATGAATTTAATGATCCAAAACCTTATGATAAAGTTGTTTTAGATGAAGCAAATTTGATAGATATTTTGTATGCAATAGATTCGGATGGTAACAAGTGGTATCATGTTCCGTTTTTGGCACAAGATACTATATTTGAGCCAACAATAAACATATCGAGAAATGATAAATTTTTAAGTAAATATAGAGAAGAAACACCCTATCTATTGAAATTGAGAAAAGTTTCAAGAAGATTTGTTTCAAGACAAATAAATGATCAAAAATTTGAAATACAATTTGGTGCAGGTGTTTCTGATTTAGACGATGAACTGTTAATACCAAATCCAGATTTAGTTGGTAATTCACTTTCTGGAATTGAAACATCAACATCAGTTGATATTGATCCATCAAATTTCTTGTATACAAAAACTTACGGTCTTGCACCAAATAATACAACATTAAAAATGTATTATACTATCGGTAGTGGTGTTCAAGATAATGTCACAAGTGATGTTTTAACAAAAATACAATCAAGAACAATATTACTAGATGAAACTGGTTTAGATTCTATATTGTATCAACAGGCAATATCAAGTCTTGCAGTAACTAATCCAAATCCATCGAGTGGCGGCAAAACTGGTGAAGATATAAATGAAATTCGTCAAAATGCACTTGCATATTTTGCTTCACAGAATCGTGCTGTAACAAAAGAAGATTACATAATTCGTGCATACAGTCTTCCATCAAAGTATGGTTCTATTGCTAAGGCATACATAACAAAAGATACACAATTAACTGCTGAATCTATATTCAATAGTGATAGAATACAAAATGATTTGGCATTAAATTTTTATGTACTAGGATATGACGGTAATCAAAAACTAACAACGGTAAATGATGCAACAAAAGAAAATTTGAAAACATACCTAAATTATCATAGAATATTAACGGATGCTATAAACATTAGAGATGCTTACATTTTAAATATTGGTTTGGAATTTGATATAATAACATTTCCTGATCAAAATGGAAATCAAGTAATTCTAAGATGTATCGATAAACTAAAACAATATTTTGACATAAAAAAATGGCAAATAAATCAACCAATAGTATTGAGTAATGTATTCACAGAATTAGATAAAGTTGAAGGTGTTCAAACAGTAGTTGATGTTAAAATAAATTCACTATATGATCAAACACTTGGATATTCAAAACATGCATATAATATACAAGAAGCAACAAAAGATGGTATAATTTTTCCATCACTTGATCCTTCTATTTTTGAAATAAAATATCCCGATAACGATATTATTGGTAGAGTGAGGGCATTTGGATGATTTACGCTCTTTATGCACAGAAAGATGCAACAATATACGAAAGAACTGAAACTAAAAATACCGGATTGGATTCTTTGTTAGAACTATCTCACGAATTAGTTGGTAGTTCTTCAAAGTATAATAGTAGAATCTTGATGAAATTTGATTTTACAGAAGTTCAAGAAAGAATCAATGCTAATAAAATTTCTCAAAATGCTAAATACTATCTATCAATGAAATCCGCATATGTTGCTGAAATTCCACAAGAATATACTGTTTATGCTTATCCATTAAGTTCTTCATGGACAAACGGAACCGGTAGATTTTTCAATACACCAGTTACAACAGACGGTGTATCTTGGAGATATAGAACAGCAAAAAGTGTTGGAACTGAATGGGATATACCACCTACTATTTCAAATTATGAATGGGACACCCTATCACAAACATGGGTTGATGCAAATATTCTATTTGGCGTAAATCTTTCGGCAAATGTAACATCATCATATTGGTCAAAAGAAGGTGGTGGAACTTGGTGGGATTATGATAATCTTGAATGTACACAATCATTTTCATTTGAATCTTCCGATTTGTACATGGATATTACTCAAATTGCTAAAAAATGGGTAACTGGATCTGGAAGATTTGAGAACGATGGTCTTATATTAAAGTTTGGTGATGAAATTGAGGGTTCAACTCAAACATTAAACAGTCTACGATTTTTTGGAACAGATAGTAATACAATTTATGTTCCAAGAATTCATGTAATATGGGATGATTCTACTTTTGTAACAGGAAGTTTATCACAAATATCTGTTGATAATTTAAACATAAACCTTAAATTAAAAAAATTCTATTCACAAGATGAAAAGGCAAGAATAAGAATTTACGCTAACAAAAAATATCCACAGAAAAACTATACAACACAATCGTATCAAACTATAAATTATTATTTACCATCTTCGTCATATTATCAAATTTTAGATGCACATACAGACGAAGTGATAATACCATTTGATACAGTCGGTACAAAAATTAGTTGTTTAAGGTTACGAGATAATTATGATTAAAAGAGATGAAATGACACATCAAATAATATCTTATACGGAAGATAGTATAAATAAAAATGAAGGATTTATTGAAGTTCCTGTAATTGATGGTAGATACTTACGAAGTGAATTTACATACATAATTGATAATAGATTTAAGTCACTTCCAGATGCAATTTCATCTGAATCAAACTTATTCAAAAAATTAGAAGAATTAAATAGACTTGCATTATCACCAGTGGGTATTCGTTCTGTATTGCCTAATGCAGGAATTATACCGGACACCTGGACAAAAGAACAAAAACAAGAATATGCAAAACAAGAATTTTTGAAAAATTTAGGTAATCTTGTTAATGAAGATTCAAATTCAACGATTGCAATGCAGGCAAAAATTAAGAGTCTTGAAAATGAAATAAATAGAAAGGATTCTATAATAGATGATCAATTG